CAATAGGACCCAAACCTAACAACAAAACATCATTATAACAAGGAGAATTCAATGGCTATAAGTCTAATTTCACCAGGAATCAAGATTACCGAAACAGATTTGGTATCTTCCTCACAGGCAGTATCTTCAACATCTGGCGGTTTTTCCGGTCAGTTCCGTTGGGGTCCTATTGACAAACCAGTACAGGTTGCAAACGAAACCGAGTTAGTTAATAGATTTGGCGCACCAAATGCAACTAACGCTGTTGACTTTTTGTCAGCCGCTAACTTTTTGGGCTATTCTGGCTCATTGTTCGTTGTTCGTGCCGCAAACACAGCTTTGAATGCTACAGCAGAAGCGACAACAGGTTCTGGTACAGCAGGTACTGGTACATCTATCAAAAATGATGACGTATATATCAATACAGCATCTTGGAACGTTGGTCCATGGGCGGCTCGTTACTCTGGCGCATTAGGGAATGCACTTAAAGTTTCTTTATGCCCAAGTGCGGCCGCATACACAAGTTCATTGACTGGTACATATAGCGTAACAGCAGGTTCCACAACAGTTACTGGTGTTGGAACAGCCGCAAACACAGAAATGCAAGTTGGCGACATTCTTGTATTGGGTGGTCGTGCAACTAGAGTTACTGCAATTGCTAACACAACATCATTGACATTAGAGTCTGCACACTTAACTGGTGCATCTGGTGTTACAGCAACACGCCGTTGGGAATATTTTGGTGAGTTTGATACTGCACCAGGAACATCTACAGCAGGAACAGCCGCTGGCGCAACTAATGATGAATTACACGTTGTTGTTGCCGACAAGACTGGCGCAATCACAGGTACAGCAGGTACAGTTTTAGAAAAATATGCATATCTTTCTAAAGGTTCTGACGCTAAAGCAGACTCTGGTGGTTCTAACTACTACAGAACTGCTATCAACGACCGTTCTAACTACATTTGGTGGACTGCACACGAAAACTCTGGCGCAAATTGGGGCAACACATTGTCTGCTACAACTTACACAGCAGTAGCTACTCCTAAAGTGTATACTTTGGCTGGTGGTTCTGATGGTAACGCATTGACAGACGGCGATAGAGCAACAGCTTATGTCTTACTTGGTAACAAGCAAGAAGTTCCAGCATCTATTATCGTTGCTGGTCAAGCATCTGCTACAGTAGCAAACAGAATTATCGCTGACGTTGCTGAAGCTAGAAAAGACGTTGTTGTTTGTATCTCTCCATTGAGAGCAAACGTTGTTAACAATGCTGGTTCTGAAGCATCTGCTATTGCAACATGGGCAGACACAGTTTCTCGTTCTACATATGCAGTTGCAGACAGCGGTTGGAAATATCAGTACGACAAATACAATGACACATATGTTTATGTTCCATTGAATGCTGACACAGCAGGTTGCATGGCACGTAACGATTTGAATCGTGAGCCATGGTTGTCTCCAGCTGGATTCAACAATGGTCGTGTTCAAAACTTAGTTCGTTTAGCATACAATCCAACGCAAGCTGACAGAGACACATTGTACAAGGCAGCCATCAATCCAGTTATCACACAAGTTGGTCGTGGTACAATCTTGTTTGGTGACAAGACATTCACATTGAAGAACACTTCAATGAACCGTGTCAACGTTCGTAGATTGTTCATCGAATTGCAAAAGACAATTGGACAAGCCGCAGACAATGTATTGTTTGACCAAAATGATGCAACAACAAGAAGCGGTTTCGTAAGTCTAGTTGTTCCTTACTTGAGAAGCGTTCAGTCTAGAAGAGGTATTACAGCATTCAGAGTTGTTTGTGACGAATCAAACAATCCAGAAGATGTAGTAAATTCTAACGAATTCGTTTGCGATATTTTCGTACAACCAATCCGTTCTGTTAACTTCATTCAACTTAACTTTGTCTCTGTAAGAGGTTCCGCTACATTTGCTGAAATTGCCGCATAAATAATAGAGAATACATAAGGAGAATTATATGGCAATTACAACAATTCAGAATTTGAAGGACGTCCTTAATACGGGCGCCCGTTCAAATTTGTTTAGAGTTACTCTATCTGGACTATCTACAGATTTGAATGAAAATTTCACCTACTTGTGCAAGGCGGCTCAGTTGCCTGGTTCTACAGTAGGTGTTATTGAAGTTCCATTTGCAGCCGGTAGACGATTCAAAGCGGCTGGAGACAGAACATTTGCTGACTGGACAACAACAGTCATCAATGACTCCAATCACACAATCAGAGAAGCGTTAGAGAATCTACAAAAAGAATACGGTACTACAGACTACAACTCAACAACATCTAAAACATTAACTGGAGGAGATGCAACAGACTTCTCCACTATTTTAGTTGAACAGCTTAACCAAGCTGGTGATGTAGTTTACTCATACACGCTAGTTAACTGCTGGCCTAGTGATATCAGTACCATTGACTTATCTTATGACTCTACAGATACGCTTGAAGAGTTTACTGTAACTTGGTCTTATGACTACTTTACATTCGAATAAGGAATAAAAAATGGCAAACGAATTTTTCAATATTAATACATTTAGACAAAAGCTAAATGGTGGTTCAAAGGCAAATTTATTCCGAATTGAAATTGAACCAGACACAACTATCGAAGGTGTTGACCTAAGCAATCTTTCCATTCTATGTAAGTCTGGTGCTATTCCAGCATTTACATTGGGTGTAATTGAAGTTCCATTCAGAGGAAGACGAATCAAGATTCCTGGTGATAGAACATACGCAGATTGGACAGCAACAATTGTTAATGATGACTCACAGAACGTGCGTAAATCTTTCGACAATTGGATGAAAAACATCATTGACGTTGATGGTGAGAATTCACTAAGAGACGGAACAGATTCATATCGTTGCAAGATTACAGTTAAACAATTGAGACCTGATGGTACAGTTGCAAGAGTGTACGACTTGATTGATGCATTCCCAACAGATGTTTCTGCTATCGATTTGTCTTATGACACTACAGACGCAGTTCAAGAATTTACTGTTACATTCCAATATCACTATTTGGATGTTGGTGGTACTTCTGAAGCTGGTAGTGATGCTACAGTACCTAATGCGAGTGTGGCTGGATAAAAAGATTTAAATAATGAATTTTACGCAACATAAATAATTGCGTAATAGTTGTCAATAATGGGGGCTATTACGCCCCCATTTCTTTTTAGAGAGACTCAAATATGGCGATAAAACTTTTTGGTTATAAAATTGGTAAAGATGATGTTGAAGCAGAACAGTTAAAATCGTTTGTCACACCTACCGATGATGATGCGGCAGTATCGATTTCAGGTGGTGGTGTATACGGTACATACATGGACCTTGAAGGTCAGATTAGAAGCGATGCTGACTTAATTAAAAAATATCGTGAGATGGCACTTCAGCCAGAATGCGATGCGGCAATTGAAGACATTGTGAATGAAGCACTAGTCTTTGAAGATGGTGATTATCCAGTTCAAATTATTTTAGATAAACTTCAACAACCCGAATCAATTAAGAAAATGATTCGTGATGAGTTTTACTATGTAATGAAACTACTTGACTTCAACAATCAAGGCTACGATATCTTTCGTAGATGGTATGTTGATGGACGCTTGTACTATCACATGTTGATTGACGATAAGAATCCTAGAGCAGGATTGAAAGAAGTTCGTTACATTGACCCACGTAAGATTCGTAAAGTTCGTGAAGATAAAAAGCAACCTAATAATCCAGGAATAGCAAACACTACACAAAAATATCACGAATACTTTATGTACTCGGATAAAGGATTTTCTAGAGATGGCACACAAGGTATCAAGATTGCAGTAGATGCAGTCTGCTACGCAAACTCTGGCATCACAGACAAAGATGGTAAGATTATTGTTTCACACTTACACAAAGCAATCAAGCCACTCAATCAATTGCGTATGCTTGAAGATGCGACAGTTATCTATCGTATTTCAAGAGCACCAGAACGTAGAATCTTTTACATTGACGTAGGTAACTTGCCTAAGATGAAGGCAGAGCAGTACTTGCGTGAAATTATGCAGAAGTATAAAAACAAACTAGTGTACGATGCAAACACTGGTGAGATTCGTGACGATAGACGTTATCAGACAATGCTTGAAGACTTTTGGTTGCCACGTAGAGAAGGCGGTAAAGGTACAGAGATTACTACACTATCAGGTGGACAGAATCTTGGAGAGATTGATGACGTATTGTATTTTCAAAAGAAAATGTTTAAGTCATTGAATGTTCCAGTTTCACGTTTAGAAGCTGACACAGGATTTTCTTTAGGTCGTGCTTCTGAAATCACTAGAGATGAATTGAAGTTTGGTAAGTTCATTTCACGCTTACGTTTAAGATTCTCTATTCTATTCGATAAGATGCTTGAGACACAGCTTCTTCTTAAAGGCGTTTGTACCCGTAAAGAGTGGGAGCAGATGAAAGAAGAAATTAGCTATGACTATCAATCAGATGCACACTTTGCAGAATTAAAGAACACCGAAATTATGAAAGAGCGTTTAGCTATTCTTTCAGACATTGATGGTTATGTCGGAAAATACTTCTCTGTAAATTATATCAGAACAAACATTCTACATCAGAGTGAAGATGATATTAAACAAATGGATGAAGAGATGGAAGAAGACAAAGCAAGAATGGATGAAGAAGGCATATCTCCAGAAGACTTGCCACCGCCTCCACCACCGCCTCCACCACCACAACAAGTTGTTGTTAGCGTGAAGAAAGAAGAAACTGAAACTAGAATAATTGATGACGCAGACCAGAGAGAATTGGCTAAGTCTATGACTGCATTTTTTGGAACACTAGTTGAAGAGGCCAAGGGTGACAAAGAAGGAAACTAATCTTAGCGGCACTCTCAGCGAAGCAGTTTCTGTTGCAACATCTGTAGCATATACAAGACAAGAGATACAAAAACTCAAAAC